AGTTGGTGTCGGCGCGGTACTCGAACGACGCGGAAACGGTCAGGTTGCTATCGACCTCGATGCTCGGGCCGGGCTCGACGGGCGACAGGACTATGACGGTCAGGTCGCTTTTGGTCAGCCGGCTGTTCAGCAGGAACAGGGCGGCAAGCTCGTCGACGATGCCCTCAGCTTTCCCGGTGCCAGCGCCTGCGGGCGTCACGACATTGACCTGAAACAGCCCGGTATAGGCCCTATGGTCACCGCCCAGCGTCTCGCTATTGGTCCCGGCTGGCAGCGTGAAGGCAGCGAGGTAGGTTTCGCCGGGTGCCTGAGTGAATGCCACGCCTTGATAGGCGATGCGCAGTACCGGCGCTCTGGCGGCAGCCCAGGCAGCAAGGCGGGCCTCGTAGATCTGGCGGATGGTCTTGTGACTCATACCTGATTGTTCCTCACTGCCTCGTTGACGATCTGCTGAAATCGGGCCAGCGTTACGCGAACCATGCCCTGCGGCGTTTGTGTCGAGTGGCCATATTCCAACGGGATCGCATAGGGCAGGCTGTTCGTGATGTACGCCACCTGACCGGCCGTGAATGCGCCAGCTTCCGCCACGATGCGACCCAGCGTCTCCTTGCCCGTCGGGTCGACGTTGAGCGTCGTGCTGTTGTCCGGCGTCATCAGGCTGAACTGCCAGTTACCGCGAAACCGCCCGGAATCAACCGGCGACATACGGATCAGTGAGCCAGCAACCTCGAAAATGACCTCGCGCAGGCTGGCGTCGATCGCTTCAGTTGCCTGCTCGGCGAACTTGGCCAGCTCCAGGGCGAAGCTGCCCGACTTTCCGCCGTACTTCGCCTTCATGCCGGCCATTACGCGCGCACCTGCAGTTCATACAGCAGCGGCGTGCCGGCTGGGTTTATCTCTTTCAGCGGCGGGACGATCGACCAGGTTTTGCCGTCGGCGATGACCTTGCTCAGCAGTGACGGCGCCGATGTCAGGCCCTTGGCAGCGAGCTTGAGCTTCTTGTCGCCCTGCTTGATCAGGCTGTTCTCCTGGAATTCAAGCCCGGTGTAGTCGATCAGGATCCCCTGGCCGGCCTGCTCGGTGATCGTCTCCGGCGATGTTTCGCCCGTCTCCGGGTCGTACCCGCCAGGCGTCACGGTGCGCAAGGTGATGGTCAGGCCATAGGACGTGATCAGGCGAAGCGCAGTCGCTGCCATTCGGTCGTAGAACGCGCTCATAGTCAGGCCCTGATGGCGAACAGGCCCTTGATGGCCAGGTACGATTTGAAGTTGATGGTGCTGGACCTCGACGCTACGGCGCGCGTCTGCTGCACGGTAGGCGCGGCGTATTGCACGTCTACAGCGCCTTCGACGCGCTCCTTGGTCACAGGACCTTGGCGCTTCTCGACAGGATCGAGGTCGTCAGTGTGGATCTCGGCGGCAAGCGCCATCTGCCCGTGTTTGATTCGAGCAGGGATTAAGTCGGACGGCTTTACATCGCCGTCGATGTCTACATATCGGCGCGGCCACGACAAGGCCTGATCGCCGTTGGTGCGGTCGCCTTTCCAGTTGTAGTCATCCATGGCCACGGCTGCGCGGCGCAATAGAGCTTCCTGAGTCGGCTCATCGGCAGGGATTGTCGCGCCGTATTTGGCGGCGTAGTCGACCAGTTCGGCGGCCGTCGTGAAGCTCTCGGCGTCCGGCTTACCGGTGCCATCTTCAATGATCAGTGACACGGTTTACCCCTCCGAAGCGCGACCCCTCCGAAGAAGGGCCGCGGTTACTGGTTACTCGCTGGCCTGAGCCGGCTTGTCAGTGCCCAACTTGTTCAGCTTCGGCGGCTTGTCCTCGACCAGGTCCGGGTGGATGTCGGCCTTGTGATCGGCATCGATGATGCGCAGGTTGTTGCGCCGGGCCAGGTCTTTGGCGTCTTCCTTGTACTGGTGCAGCGGATGCTCAACCAGCCAGATCTTGCGGGTGTCGCGTATTACGTTGCTCATGATCAGTCCTTAGCCTCGTCGCCGATGAGGACCACGCCTGCGCAGAGCTTGTCTGCCCAAACCTTGTCCCAGTTGGTGCCAGTTTCCAGGGCGGCCTTGACCGGCGATTTGCCGCCGTTGGTTTCGTCCCAGGTGAAACCCTTCAGGCCGACGTTCTCGGTCCATTCGGATTGGTATTTGGTTTCCAGGCGGGTTTGACCCACGCCCGAGGTTTCATCGATCACCGACTTGAAGTCGCCGTTCGGCTCTACCTTCACGGCGCCGGCAGTCAGGCACAGGACGTAGTTTTTGTTCGGGGTGCCCGCGACACGCAGCGCCGGGGAGTCGGTCACGACGGAACGCTTGCCGAGGATGTCCACGATCTGCACGTTGCCGGCAGTGAACAGCTGGTTGGTGTTGGTGATGTTCTGGCCGATCAACTTGTGATACACGGCGCCGGTCATCACTTGGGTGATCAGTTGCTGCGAGGTATCGCCGAACTTCGCATGGGCACCGTTCAGGGTGGCCTGGCTGATACCGGCAGTCGCACTCACGTCGTGAGTCAGAGCAGCTACGTTGGCCAGAGCAGCCTTTACCACGCCGATGGCGCGGTTCACTTGCGCCTCAAGCATCGCCTCGGACAGAGACTGACCGATCACATTCAGGGCTGCACCTGGGTTGTTCTGAATCCAGGTGAGCTGGTTTGGCTCCCACACGATCGGGCCGAACGCTTTCATGGCCTTCACGGTGGAGAAAATGCCCTGGGTCAGAGCGGTGGAAGAGGCTGCGGCCTGCGCGGCGTATGCGTCAACATCACGAATGGCGCTGGCCACGCTCTTCCAGAACGACACCTGCGAGAAATCGCCCATGTTGCCGGCGTTCATCAGCAGGATGGCGCCACCCGAAGCGGCGTTGAACGCCTGGGAGTTTTGAGTCAGTCGCTCGACAATCGCGCTCATCAGCTGATTGTTGAACACCTTCATGTCAGTAAGGGCCATTGGGGCTTCCTTCAGTCGGAGAATTTAGAGTCGTAATACTGCTGTTCGAGCGCCTTATCGCCCTTGCACTCGGCAAGAGATTTCGGAACGCCTGCGCCCCCGGCGCGTACCTTTGCCCCGTCAGCCCCGCTGCCAGTGGCCTTGCTACCAACGATCAGCGGCGCGAATGCCGGATCGCTGGCAAATTCAGCTTTCAGTTCCGCCAGGGTGGCGGCCGATGGCTGGCCATTGGCGTCGAGGACGACCACCGTTGGCTTGCCGTCTCGGGTGTCCATGCTCAGTCGCGCCTGGATGTGAGGCAGGAGGGCTTTCGCGCTGCCGGATACGGCCATTTCAGTGGCCAGTTCGGTGGCGGTGCGGCCGACGGTCAGTTCCTTGATCTGCGAGCCGAAGCCGTCGCGCTCGGCCAGCAGTTCCTGTTCGCGCTTGGTGAACTTGTCCTGCCAGGACTTATCGAGCGCCGCGACGTCGCCGCCCTTGCGAGCAGCCTCTTCAGCGGCCAGCCGGGCAGTCTCTTCGGCCTCTTTGCGCTTCGCTGCTTCGGTTTTCTTCTCGCCGAGCAGTGTGTCCAGCTGCTTCTTCAGGCCCGTCACATCCTCGCCCTGCGGGATGCCGTTTACCTTCAGCTTGTAGCCGCCTTCGCCTTGCTCGTAGAGCGCATGCAGTGATGCGTCGAGGCCATCCAGATTTTCGCGTGTGTAGTCGAGCATGTTCCCCCCTGGGGATTGGAAGTGCAGGCCCAGCCCGCAGATGTGAAAAACCCCGCACTTGGCGGGGTCTGTTGATCAGGTGTTGGGTTACTTGGCGTCGTGCAGACGCTGTTTCAGTTCGTAGCCCATGAGCGGCCAGATCTTCTGCTCAGCGTTCTGACGGGCGATCTTGCGGACGATCTCGGCGTCGAAGTTCTCCGGGCTGGCGCAGGCCGACTCACCGGTGACGGTGAAGCCGTTCTTCAACACCAGGACGCAGAAGGTCAGCAGCCGGAGGCAGTCGTGATGGCCGCACAGCTGGGTGTACAGCTCCATCGCACCCTTGGCGCCGTCTTCAGCGGTGAAGTAGTAGCAGTCGACGATGTTGGCTTGCAGGTCTGCCGGGGTGATGCGAGGGGCGGTCAGGCCCTTGGCTTGAATCTCTTGCTCGATTGCTGCGTCGCTCATGCCTTATCTCCAATTGAATTAATCCGCGACACGTTTTGCGTATCGGCATTTTGTGTCGCGCTACAGCCCTGCCCGCTTGAACATTTCCGGCTCAAGCTCGCGCATGCGGCCCAGGGTGATCGGTTTGAAGTTCTTCCCGAGCTGCAGGGCGGCAAACTTGTCGGCGTCGATACCGCCATTCATCAGCAGCTTTGCCCGGTTCGGCCCGATGGCCAGCTCGATAAAGCTCATCGGCTGGGTTTTCAGCCAGGCGTAATACGTGAGGTCCGCCGGCACCTGCCCGCTTTTGCTCGACCGGGTCGCGCCCTTGCCGAACATCTGGCTGAACTTGGTCAGCAGGATGAAGCTGGTGCGGCAGTTCGGGTGGAACGGTGGCCGAGGCCCTGAGTCGACCGGGTAGACCTGAAGGTCGATCGATCGACAAAACGGCGTTGTCTTGCTGTCCAGGGTGGCGATCAGCTGCACACCGGTGACGAACTCGTCGTTAGCCTTGGCCACCTCATTGCGAGCCTGGCTTGCCACATGCTGGACGGAGGTGCGTACCACCGTGCCGGCGTTGCGCTCGGTCGTGGCCAGGATGCCGTCGGAGTAGGCTAGCGCCTTGGTGCCGCGGATCTGCCGGACGATCTCGGCGTTGGTCTGCCCTTCGAACCAGCCCTGCCGGATCGCCCCGCTGATCTTCTCGACTTCGGCTTTCGACCAGTCCTTGATGAACGAGTCGAGCAGCTTGCCGCCTCCGTTGCCCTTGATGCTGAGCGGGTTCTTGAAGGCTGCTGTCCTGAGTGTCTGAATCGCTGGCACGGCCGCATCAAGGCTGATGCCTACCGGTAGAGTGTTGGTCAGCAGCTTGGCTTCGAAGCCGGCTTGCGACTGCGCGATGTCCATCAGGTCGAGCTGAAGTTGATCGGTGTAGCGGCCGAGAATCTCAGTCAGGGCCGTGTCGACTTCCTTCAGCAGCTTGTCCAAACGCGCACGGGTTAAGCTGGTCAGCTCGTCGCCGCTCAGCCTCACCCGGATGCTCTGGTCGATCTTCACCAGGAAGGGGCCGAACTTCTTCGCCTCTCCCGACTTCAGCCGTTCCAGCATGACCATGTTGCGGATGCTGCTATCTAGTTGCTCAAGCGATGTCATCACTCACCGCCCAGGGCAAGGCCCGTTGAACTGGTCTCCAGCTCGCCGCGGATGTCGTCGTCGCTCTTCTCGGCGTCGATCAGCCCCAGGCGGCGCAGCTCGCGCCAGAAGTCCGAAGCGGGCATTTGACCGGCCTGCACTGCCTTCAACAGCTCAGACAGCACCTGCGCATCGACAGTGGCCTCAACGAAGTCCTGATTCAGCTTGTATTCGCACGTCCCGGTCACGCCCATGAAGTCAGACGCGAATAGCAAAGCCTTGGTGTAGGCCTCGCTGACGTTGCTGGCTACCAGGGACAGGACCGAATGCTCGGCGGCGTTATCGGCCCCGGCCTGGGTGGCCGTCTTGGTCGCACTGCCCTGCTCGATCAGCCTGGCACCCAGGGCAACCATGTCGGCTGTCTTGCCGTCCATGGCTTCCTTGGCCATCGAGTTGGGTTCAACCTGCAGGATGCCTGCGGTACCACCTTGCGGCAGCATCAGCGGGGCGCGGGAGCCGAAGTAAATGCCCTTCTTCTCCAGCATGTCGACCCACTGCTGGTCGAGGCCGGCCATGTAGATCTGAGGCTGCCCGACCATATAGACCGAGTCCTCGTAGTCGGCGCTGTTGCGGTAG